AACCTTCAAAAGCTCGCGGTATCACTATCGCGCACTTCGCTTTCCAAATATTAATGGCAATATTTGCGAAAGTCTTCTACCCGGTTCACAGGTGTGATCCGGCTACAAAGAGCGGCATGACTGCCGATCGTCACCTCTAGAATTTCATCCATGAGGTTCTTTCCCCACACGATGTAGTGTGGGATCGGACGGGTGACGCGAGTCACGGTCCAATGACAGGTCTTTCTACAGACCTGTCGGAAGCAACAGACTCGGGAAATCCCGGGTTTGGATGGTCAGTCTGGTTAGGACTGATCATACACGCCCAGAAGAATCTGGACTGTTTTCCGACCGCACTTGCGGTCCTTGTCGCGCGCCTTCACATTGGAAAGCGCAATGTGTTCCTCCCTAACGGGAATGGAACTTACCGCGTCATTGTTAAAAGACGCGGTTGGCTGATGGGAGATATGATGACGAAAGTCATTCTCACATCAGCCACACACTATGTGTGTTGCATGGCTCTCCGTGAAGAGGCCATACTACGGGGCATACACTCCGTAGTTGGGGACGACCTAATTGGGTTGTCCCGTCGTGTGAAGGACTTATTAAAAATCCTCCACAATCTTGACCGCATTGACATGCAGGTCTCCAAGGATGACACCTTCGTGTCATCCAAATTTGCCTTCTATTGTGAGGAGGCAATAATTATCCCGCAGAAACCTGCGGAGACCACTGAGGCTCAGATCAAGTCTCAGAATAAGTCGATTCAGTATATCGACTATCCGAGGATGAGGTTGCTCATCCCAACGAGATCAGAGACTGATCTCTATTCGGCAACTAACGTTGGCCGGTTTGCACTCCTCGGAAAGGAGTCCAAATGGGTCTTTGTCACATCAAGTGGCAAAGCACAGGACCTCTTTATGAGGGCCCAACTCCTGCAGAGGATAATTATCCCTGCAGATAAGGACACAATGTGTCCTTTCACTCCCCTAGAGATGGGGGGTGATGGAGGTTTCCCCATGCGGGGAGACCTGATGGAGGCCTTTATTAGGTCCTCCAGAAACCCCACAGAAGTTCTGTGGAGAATTAGACAGCTGTGGAAGCAGCCGTTCGGTTACAAGCTCGTCCGATCTGAACGGCTTGATAATGTGGTGCACAAGCACCACATCCTCCTCCCCTTCCTTGAGGAGAGCGCAGGGTTCTTCCCTGAATCGGAGGTTATAAGACCCACCGATGATGCCCACCGTAGTTTACTCGTGGGCACTAGAATACCGGGTATCTACCCGGCATCAGTCGCGGTCTTACGACTAGCGAGATGGGCCTACTACTGGGCCATCTTCTCTGGGAGGGAACCTCCAGAGATTCCTCTCGACATAAGTCGAGCTTTCAGTGCTCCACCTCCTGATGTGGAGTCATACCGTCTAGGTCTTCTTGATCTAGACTTGTTCGTCCGTCACTGGGCGAACCCCGG